GAGAATTACGTAACAAGATCGTGTTACACCCAGTAGTCTCTGCACCTTCCAATCACGACTTGATTGGCTTGGCTCAGGATTACCCTCGTCTTTACGTTAGGGCTTCCCTGAATTCATCCGGTTTGCACTCATCGATTACTCGGTGAGGTGACAACGTTGAGCGTTCAGTTGAGGTATATTGTGTTTGGAAACTTGTTTATGAACAACATGAATCCAACACTTGTTCCTGGATTTGGTAATCTTTACTTAACGAAAGAAGGAGAAGCTTTTGAAAAACAACTTGATCCCGATAATCAAGAATATTTTCGAAAGATTCCTGTCAGTTCAACCAGTGTCTACGACCGTATTTCAGTTCTTGTTGATGGGAAGAGAAAGCGTTTTCATCTTCACGTTTTAATGGCTGTTGCTTTCTTGGGCTTAGATCTGCGTTCTCATGGAACCAGTAACTTTTCCCTTCAAGTCGATCACAAAGATAATGACAAGAGAAATAATTGTCTTGACAACCTTGAAATCGTTACGAAACAACAGAATTTAACAAGAGCCTGGGAAACCGGTTGCTACAAGAACAATGGCTTTGCCAGTAAAGGGAAACCGAAAAAATCTTTGAGAAAGTTTTCTTCGGATGACGTGATTCAAATCAAAGCTTTAAAAGAGGCTGGTCTTTCTTATCGAAAAATTGCCGAAAAGTTTGACTGTAATCACGGAGCTATTTACCAAATCTTGAAAGGATATACCTACCAGGATCTGAACTAGCTATCAATAAACACCTTGGTTTATCCTCCAGTGTCGATGTTTTTATCGGGTGAAAGATAAAGACATTTAAGTCTTATCTAACACAAATTTTAGCAGGTACTGTGCTTTAGTTACACATAATACTGTGTAGAGGCGTATGGAGTTACACCATACTTGGCACTTGCCGTGTTACTGGATCCAGGGGACTCTGGATCAATTGCCATACCTTGCTGGAATCCTGGTACACCTACTGCGCCAGGAATAGCACCAAGTGCTACACCACCAAGGCCAGCAGCAAGTGCAGAAGCAGGTACTGCGGCTGCGGCAATTCCCTTTTGAATGTTACGTTCAAAAGAAGTGCCTTCTGTGTTACCAAGAAGTAAGTCCTTTATTTGCGGGTTGTTCACAACCTTTTCTGTTTTTTCGGCAAGTTTCGCACCCATTTTTTGGCGTAAACCACCTTCAGACCCTTTATTTAAAGCGCGTAAAGTGGCACCTACAATAGGAACTCCTACTGCTCCTGCACTAAGCCCTGTAATCGGAGCCATGTACTTACCGGCTAGTCGTGCGCCAAGTAAACCAGCAGCTCCACCAAGGGCACCGGCACCTGCAGCAAGTGCAGCAGAGCCTGGATCTTCACCTTGAGAAAGGGCGTACCCACCCGTGGCTAAACCAGCGGCAATAGGTACGCCATATTTAAGACGGCCACGCATGGCGTCACTCCATTACAAACAATTTGTTTGCGACAACTTGAGGCTGAGCTTGATTCAGAAGACGCCAAGCTTGTGCCGGATCTACCTCCATTTGCTGCTTAAAGCTGCCCCAGAAGTTTTCAGGCTGTTGGGGAGCAGCAGCGGCGGGAGGTGCAGGGAAGTTGCCATATGCAGCTTGAGCAGGAGCGGTGGGATAACCACGGGTCTCCAGCTGAGCCTCGTTCTCATACACAGGGTATGGACCTTCTGGGCCAAAGAACTTCAGAGTGTAATCACTCAGAACGTCGGGATTGGTCAGGATTTCATTGTAAGCAAGATTTTCACTATGCTCATTGACAGCAAATCGAGCATACCCTTCAATTGCATTTTGTGCACGTTGCCCCCAGGCGACGGCACTATCAAGCATTCCTTCCAGGTTTAGTGCGTACTGGTTTAGAAGGGCCGGAGCTTCCACCCCGAACGCGTCGATTACCTGACGGCTCTCCTGACTCAGCCCCAGGTAATCCGCGATTTGCTCCAAGGAGGGATTCGAGGAAGTTTGGGAATAGCTGGGCGATGAGGCCTGGTTGGTTGACCAAGTCTGCGCTGCCGAGCTGGGCATAGCTGGGGCGCTGGCCTGACCGTAATTGGCCGGGGTATACGGAATCGTCGGAGCTGATGGTTGCCCCTGGAACGGGGATTGAACTGGAGCGCTCAGCAGGTTCACCACCTTGTTGAACGCCGATTCCCATGGATTCCCCGCCGGTGCCTCCGGTTGGGATTGGGGGGCGTACTGAGTAGGGGCGGATTGGTAACTGATATTCGGCTGAGGTGTCGCTGCTTGGTAACCCTGGATTGCTGCTTGGTACGCCACCGGAGCTGCTTGGTAATTGCTTGGTGCTGGCGCCACGTAGCTGCTCGGAGCCACCGCCGCTGGTGCGGGGCTCGTCTGTGGGATCGATTGGACGGTAGCGTCCTGCATAACTCATCTCCTTTTGTAAGGCTTCTAAAGTTCGATACAGATATGGCGTTAAATCCAATCTTGGATCCGCAGCCATCGGAAGATCCGGTGCTTGCGGGTGAGGAGTCTGCATCATGCCCCCCACTAGTTTTGCGAATGCAGAGTATGCACCCTGCAATTCGTTCACCATCCTGAATGGGAACCCAGATAACATCTCGGCTCGTTCCTCATCCGTCTTAGACGGAAAGAGGTATTTCAGTGCTTCAATGCTATCAACACCTAATTCCTGAAGGTTGCGTACCACAATGGAGTTGTTCAGGATGTCCTGCGTGGAATCTTCATAAACAGGCCCTAGCCATCTCCAAAGCATGGTTACATCACCATCAGGAATTAATCCCTGAACACCAGGAGGAATTTGTTGTGCCTCCACACATGCAACCATAAGCTGTTTGATCTGTGCATTGTATTGCTTTAATGCTTCTTCATAAGCAGCAATCTCTTCTTCCGGTGATTCCTTAGAAGGCGAAATTGGTTTCTCAATTTTTGCAGCTTGGGCAAGACTATCTTTAAATAATTGTTCTTCCTGGTAAATAATTAATTCAAGACAACGGCAGATACCATGAGTATAAATAGCATTCGCTTTTTTCTTGGATGTTGCTGATACGCGGCCAAACAGAGACTTATATTCAGTTGCGGTCACACCAGCAGAAATTGAAAGCTCATCAACACCACCAAGTGCAGTGCGTATTTCCTCTCGGTACTGACGGGCGAATGCATTTTGATCGCCTGTAATAGCATCTGGAACAATATAACCAACTCGATCATTCGGTTCCAGGTTTGCAATAATCCGTGGCACACGAAGCTGACCATCCACACCACGCATGATGGGATCTGCCTTAAAGCGTGACTGGCTCAACGCACCAAGACCAGTAAAACCAGAGTTTGCTGCAATCGATGGGCGTTGGACTGACACGTCTCCACCAGCTTCCATCAGATCACTCTTTGGCCTGGAAGAAAGAAGAGTTGGATTACCAAAGAACTGAACGTTCTTTCGCATGGTGCGCACCATCTCATCATGAATGACGATATGATTTGCCATCCCATCGAATTCACCAACACCTTCATTGGAAAACCCTTTGGGGTTATTAAAGATTTCTACGCAGGGAATAAAACCAAGAGTATTCTTAAACGTTTTAGTGCGACCTAAAGCGGTATAGTTGGTTGTCTCAAATGAAAGTTCACCTTCCGAATGAGTTTCTTCAATGGTATCTGATTTGATTGCTAGACGGATATAGCGTTTTGCACCCTGCTCAAATGCTGCGCCTCCTGCTCCAAGGGTGGCAAGGTTGACGCCATCCGTAGCACCAAAACCTTTTCGCACCTTATAGCTATAGATAATTACCACTTCATCCAGCTCACCGTCGACGTTATAAAATGAACGATATTCGTGAGCACGGAAGTAGTAGAGACGATAACTAAACTTAGTAGGACGAATGTAAAACAGGCCTTTACCGTCGCAAAGAAAATACTCCCAAATTGAATCAAGCCTGGTGTCAAGCTTGTTGTACTTCAGGACACGATCAATAAAATCTTTACGTTGATTGCCAAAGTTGTCTTGAGATGGGAAAAACTCAACTCCCTGGCGAATCCCAAAGAGTTTCATCTGTGCAATATGAGACGCAATGATGCCCGTATCAACGGTCATTGATCCATCTTTTTCAAGATAAGAATCGACCATCTCTTTGAGACGATACTTAGCATCCATTGACATGAGTTATCTCTCTTTTAGTTTTATGATAACAGATTCAGAAGCGACCTTTTACATTGCCTTGAAAACCATATCCAGGGGCCGCTGTTGGTGCTCCTGGCGTGCGCGTAATACCTACGCCAAAACCAAACATAGGAGTTTGATAACCAAGGTTTAACTCTCCTGTTTGGTTTTGAACATTATAATTACCACCAAATTGAATTGCTTGATTTGCATCAAGTTGAGCATTGACAGAACCACGTAAATTTTTTACTTTTTCATTTTCAATATCAACGCCAAATTGAATGGGTGGGCTACCCCCTTGTTGTTGCACTTCTTGCATTTGACGTTGAATTTGCTCGCTATTCATACCCATGCCTCCACCTAATGCGCCAGCCGTAGAACCAATATTCTGAGCTTGAGCAAGTAAACCACCCATGTTCCCAATAGCTCCTGGGAAGCCAGCAAAGGGAAGTTGTGGACCCGGTCGATTTTGCTGTTCGTAATATTTCTGTAAATCTCCAGGACGACTATCCCATTCTTTTAATTTATTCAATTCTTCTTGCGACATTCCCTTAAAGGGATTGCGAGGCCCAATTTGAAAACTTGGGCTGCCAGCTAAAATACCAGCATCATTACCCAACCCAGTTGGTAATCCACCGAAGTAACGCATCTTTATCTTACTTTTTTACTTATTCTACTCTTCTATTACCTCATACCCAGATGCATCATAAACTTTAGATAAAATAATACCTTCGCCTTTAACATCCCAATTTAAAATATCCCCTTCTTGCCAACCAAGCTCTTCAATTATCTCATCTGGAAAAACAATATACTGCTCTCCGTTCTCATCTTCTTGAACTTCAAGGATGTAGCTGTTCATTTGGACAAAAGCTTTTCCATAAGCTTATCAAGCTTATTGTTAATTTCGCGAAAATTATCATGCATTTCTTGAATCTCTCTTAAGAAATCAACTTTGAGTACGTACTCCATTGGCATCCGATTAATTTGATCCTCCAAGATGTCAATTCTACGTTTCTGGGAATTGGTGTAGTCAAAAGCATGCTGGATCCGCTCTTGCTGCCGGTCCAGGATTTTATTGGCTACCCAGGAACCTCCTGTTACAGCCGAAACAATGGCAGTTAAGCCAATCGCAAAATACTCTGGACCCACTGGACTACATGTTTTTTCTTATTCTAAATTTAGTAATCAAGTTGTAAATTACCTTTTTTCATCAAACCATTTACAAGCCAAACTAAAGCATCAACACAGTCATCATGCCCACTTACGCCAAAGTTAGTTAACTCTTCAAACATGGCAGTAAAGTTACGGTAACGATTAAAGATAATCTTTCGATCTTCAAACATACCCATAATGCCACGAAAGCGAGCTAATTTATCTGCCCTAAACCCTTTAACTGGATGCCACAAAATATTGTAAAGACCCTCATTATTTAAACAAATCCTTTTGAAGTCAGCTTCCAGGGAAGCCTGATACTGTACTGCTTCCGACCAAACATCACACGTTGAAAAAGTTGGGAAATAATTACCGTTTTCATCTTTGCCAAGAATAGACCAATCATTCATTAATTCTTTAAGCGCATCAAGTTTTTCAAGATTGCCCATGACGCGCATACGCCGGTAATCAATAATATGAATCTTGTCTTCGATACGGCCACCAAGAACAAACACAGTGTAATCATTCTTCTCTTTTGTTCCAGCCGATAAGTCAACACCGATACCAAGCGTATCAAACTCTGTTGCAATCTCTGCTTTAACAATCAATTCAGGTGCAAGCGAAAGCTCGTTTTGCCTGATGATTTTGTTCATGTACTGAAACGAAAAAGCAATTGGTGCTTGTCGTTTCTTTTCTTTTAGATAATCTAATGACCACATTTCTGGCCAGTAAGAACGCTCTTCACCTGTTTTAGGATCAGCATAAATGGCGGACAAAACAATCTGACTCCAATTGTTTTGTTCATTGAATGTGGTTGCATGGATGTCGTCATGACGAAAACGCGTACCAAGACAGATCGCGCGTGCACCTTCAAACATGGTTGGTGCAATCACAGCATTCCAGTTCTCCTGCATCTGTTTACGGATATCAGGATTTGCAATATCTGCAGCCGATTTAATAGCGTCATCAATCATCACAAGATGAGATCGCTTAGAGGTCACTGAACCTTTAAGACCTGCGGCGCAAAGAGTAAATTGCTCCTCACCTGTGGTGTCGATTCCAGCAAATTTATGGTCAATTGACCAATATTCATTACTGGTTACATTCTTAAGAAGACGAACGGTAGGAAATACTTCTTGATATCGCTTACTTTCAATAATTCGTTTAATTGTTGCAGACTTGGAACGTGCAATATCAACGGTATACGACAGATAAAGGATCTGTAACGGGAGTTTGGCAGCAGTATGAATACCAATTGCCCAAGCAGTCAATAAACCAAGTACTGTAGATTTTGCAGAGCCACGGGGTGCCAATAGATCAATATTTGGGCCTGCAATTTTAATTAAACAGGAACTATCTTCGTCTGTAACAAAATGGCGATGCCAATCCCTGTGGTGTTCAGCAGGTGGTTTATCTGCAACGTATTCACAAAAAAATGCAAAATCTTCTCTTGCTTTCTGAAGGAGCTCTAGATTGCGTGGCTTCTTGATCTGTTGGTTTTGTGCAGCAGCTTTAGCGTTACGGCGATGCGCAAGATAAAGATAAGAAGGCACAATAAATAAGCAGTTACTAAAATACTAACTTATTTTTGTTTTTTGGTTTCTTTGTATTGACGTGCTTTATCTAAAGCGGCTTTACGTTTTTCTTTATCAGTAGCTTTTTCTTCTTGTGATCCTTTTGACTTGAAATGTGCCAGTATTTCTGGCAACTTTTTACTAGCCATTTTGAGGCGGATTTACTGTTTTGTTATTAAAACCTGCTAATTGGATTTCTTGTGAACCAGCGACATTTTGTTTTGGCTGATTAACAGGACGACCCATGCGATTACGCTGAATCTCTCTGACAATACCCGACAACTTACCGGCAAACTCACCGGCGTCTACGTTGGCACCCATTTGTATACAGAATTTAGTTTATTCTAAATCTTTTATTCTTCTAACTGCATGCGAGCCCATACACTCATCGAGGCTTCATGCAAAGGGGACTCGATGGGATCGTCTTTAAAAATAAACATAAGCTCACGAATAGCACGATCTGCACCAGCCATCAATAAACCCTTGCGATCTTTTGTTGAAGTATACTGTTCGATTTGTTGTATAGTTCCACGTAATTCTTTTTGCATAGAAGCAATACGTGCAACACCAGCATCACGTTTAACAATACCCGCTTCAACATCTTCACGGAGCTTTCTAATGTCTTCTTGCATCTCATCGATTTCGTACAAAAGTATTTTTCGATGATCTGGTTTTGGGTAATGCTTAGTTACCCAAAGATCACACGCTGTGATACTGCCACGATAATCGAGAAATCTTGCATACAAAAAACACTCAATAACCGAATAGTTTTCTGCGCAAAAAGAAGTAAAAGATTCTTGTGATGCAGAATCTAAACTGTCGACCCAGGTTTCAAAAACCTCAATATTGATAAGCTCGTTGGGCCTGACGATAGTCCCTTGCTTCGTCGCTTTCGGCAAAGCGCTGGGTTTGCTCTGCGCTCTTACGTTGTTCTTCTGCGCCTCGGCCAATGGTTTCACGTTCTTGTGCACCAGATTCCTTCATTTTTTCTTTTGTTGAACCAACAGAAACATCTTGGAAAAGTTTGACGGCAGATGCTGCTTTACGAGCTTTATCCTCATCAAATAAAAAACTGTATGGATCTGAATCTTGACCCATTCCAGTACCAAGAAAATCTTCGCCCATGATTATTCTATTTCCTTGCTGTTTGTTGGTTCTTTTTTGGTTTCTCCATCAAAAGGAGAATTTTCTTTTTTTGTTTGTTCGTCTGCTTTTGTTCTTGCATAACGATATGCTAACTCTGCAGCTTGCTTGTAACGGTTCAAGTCAAACGAAAGACCTGAATCACTCTTATTATCTGCAGAGTCAGCATTCATCTTAGCGAGATCAGAAATTACTCATCATGGATGCCAAGCCTTGGCTCATGATATCGCGACGACCTTCAACGCTCTTTTGACGTTGTTGACGAACTTTTGATCCTTCGAGACGACCAAGTAGATCTTCAAACTCAGTAATATCAAAAGACTTTGCGCCATATTCGCCTTCTGCTGCTTGTTTTTTCAGTGCAGCAGCAGTAGCAGAGTCAATTTCACCTCGTTGGAGTGCTGCATTAATACCAGCAATCGTATCAGCGTAAGCCATGTTTTAGAACGTATTGACGTTATGAAAGTATTTTAGCGTAAACAGATTTAGAAATTGAAAGCACCAATTAACGCATTGCGGAAACTAGACTGAGAGCCAATGCGGGCAATGTCTTTTTCACCGCGTTGACGCTCTGTCTCAACTTCTTTTAATCCAGAATTAATAATAGCTTGTAAATCAATACGGTTTTTGCCCTCAATTTCAGCAACACGTGTTCCCTTTAAAAGGTCTTGATCTGCAAGATATTTTTTAGCTTCTACATCACGATCAAAACCGTAACGAGCAGCACTTGCTTGTATTTCCGCCACTCTTACATCAGAGGCTCCAGCAGCTTGCTGTTTCTCTAAGTCAAGACTACCCCTAAGAGCCTCCATCATGCCCGCCATTGCTGCTTCATATTCTTCCCTGGACATATAGCCAGGGGGAACTTCCCCATACTGTATGACTGTAGTAGGGGTATAGGTTGTTTGTGGTGTTTGCGGTAGGTCGATTGGTTTTGGTGCTTTTGTTTCTTTGTAATATGTTTTTGCACCGGGAGAAAAAGAAACCCCTTTAGTCGTTTGTGCGTAAGTTTTTGCTTTTTCTACCGCTTTTGAACCATAACTTTTTTCTATCTGTTTTAATTCTTTTGTTGTAATTGTCTTTCCACTACTTTTAATAGTTGAAGACAATGAAGGTTTTTTATCTTTATTTTTTTTGCTCATTGGTTTTTTTGTGTTTTTTATATCTTAAGATAAACCAATCATTGAAGCATACTCAGACATACTTGGTGCCGTACGGAACTTTGAAATAGCAGAAGCAACTTTAGTAGGATCAAAAACTACAGCACGTTTTCTGTATTCAGGACTAGAAAGAAGCGTTTCACCAAGGAAAGCCTGAAAATCAGGGCCTTTGGAAATCCCTAACCCTTGTGCTGCGCTGACGTAATTTTTAAACTCATCCTCACCAAGAGGGCGGCCCAGTAGCTGCTCAAAAGCGAGGGAAGCAGCTGGTTTATAACGAGCATATCGTTCTGCTGGTACAAAACCTAAAGATTGAGCACCAAGTAAATCTGCTTTTTTATAAGCTTCGGCAAGATTACCGCCTGAAGCACGAGCAATATCTAGATAGGCATAACGAGCTTCATCTGGATCTGTAGAACCCCGGGAAATGCCTTGCTCAAAAGTCCTATAAATCAGGGGAAGTTCTTTTTTGGTGGCTTTGCGTGTTTTGTAAACATCTGCAATTTCACCACGAGCAATATCTACAGGATCACGGGGAACACCACCGCCAAATTTAGTATCAGCACCACGTACATAATTATAAAGTTCCTCAAATTGAGAAGATAAACGAGAAATAGACTCGTCTTCCTCACTAATAGGCGAATTAAAGTACTTGTTGTAATATGCCATTACAAGGGCGCTTGCGTTAACTGTATTGTAAGTTAAACAAACCTATTGAAAGGATCCATTTCTTTGCCATAAGCTTGTTGTCTAAATGCAGCTAACTCTTGCGCATTTCGTAATCTTTCTTTAGCCAGGGTATTTGGGCTAAATGCCAAAGCACCAGCCATTTTGGTATCTTGATATGCCTTGGCACGATCCATGGGGCCGCCAAGAAATAAATCATGTTTTTTACCAATGGCCTCCATACCAAAACCAATCAAGGGCGATTCCCTTGCAGCTTGTTGGACTGCTTCAGCCTGCGCTTTAGCTGCAGCTTGTGCTTTATCGCCAGCTTTCTTTGATCCACTTGCACCAAGACCACCACTAATTGCACTGCCACCTGCGCCAATTAACGCAGCAGTTGTAATGGGTTCCATACCTGTTTTACCTGTATAAGAAACGGGACTACTAACGTTTAAATAGCTCGTATTTGGAATCGAGCTTACTGGTGTCCCAAATGATGCCATTATTCTAACTCCAGATTACGAAAGCCATTTACGATTGGAATAAGGATTGTTTGAATAAACTCCAGCTAATAAACCAGGTGTCCTGCTTTGAATCTCAATGGCTGCAGCTGGATATGATAAACGTGCAATTGACTCAAAGCCTTGAAGAATTTGACCGGGCAATGCGCTTAACATTTTAATTTTTGCAGCTTCCTTTCCTTCTTCGCTGCGCATCTGACGAACACGATTCCAATCTTCTAGCTGACGTGCACGTTCACGTTCATCACGACTCTCCATATAAGTAAATAAACCCGCCATGGACGGATCAATTCCGGAGATAGTAGTGTAATTAAAACTACCAGTATAACCAGGAGTCATTTGACCTGGTATTCCAGCAATTAGAGTTCCAAATGGATCAGCAGAAGCAGCACCAACAGGACTACCTGCTAAACGAATACCTGAAGGAGAGATTCCAGCCATGATCAACCAATTCCTACAGTAGGTGCAGCAAGAGCTGTTACATATGGATTAGTTGCAATCGCTTGACGCATGAATGCACCACGTTCACGTTGTGCATCAAGAGTCAGGTTAACTGCACCACCAAGAACCATTTGTTGCATATAAGCATTATTTTGAGAATTAATTAATGCTTGAGCACGAGTAAGATCTGCATTCTGTTCGGCTTGCATGATTGGGAACTGGGCCTGACGTGCACGCAGATCTTCGTCATTTAGTTTCTTAGTAAGATCAATAGTGGCACCAACGCGTGTCTGTAATGCGTTTCGTTCTTGAGTTAAACCAATCTCACTAAGCTGCTGCATATACTTCAGCTGTTGTGCGGAAGTATTAAGTGGCAAATCACCAAAAGGAGTTGGAATACTTACTGCTTGCGGTGTTTTTTCCAGGGCAGCTTTAGTACCTCCAACAAGAGCGCCACCAGCCATCGAACCAAGGGTTGTTCCAATTGCTGCACCAACAGGACCAAAACCTGCGCCAACGACGCCACCCAGAAGACCACCAACGGTAGTACCGGCAGCGCCTGCAACATCACCTTGCATCAAAGCTGGTACACCAGCTAATACAGCACCGCCACCAACAATGGCACGTTTCGGGACATTCTTTGCAACACCTAAAACTGCTTCACCAGCAGAAGATGCAGTCTCACCGAGCTTAGCAAGTTTGGCTTTTGCAAATTCATTGCCAGCAGCCGCTTGTTTTTTAAGCTGTTGAACTAAAGTCTGTTCAGCAAGAGCATTTGCACCTGCAGTTGGATTAGTATATAAAGGGCTAGATAATGGTTGGACTGGCGTAGACCAAGGATCTGGATATGCCATTATTAAAACGCTTTTATATTTTAGATTCTATCAGTAGTCAACACTTCGTATTCAGCAGTTGTTGGTAACTTGGGGCGATTACCTGCAGCAATCACTTCATTAATAACATTACCCGTCAAAATCCCACCAAGTGAACCAGCAAGTCCTGCCAGTCCTAGACGTGATGCTCTTGGTTGTTTAGTGGTACGTGCAGCAATTCCTAATGCCGCTGCACCACCTGCCACACCAAGTGCAGAAGGGATTGTTACGGGATAGCCAAGTAAACGAGCCTCTGGAACACCTTGCAAATTCTCTGGTGTAGCCTTCAATACACCTAGGAATCCACGGTCTTGATAATAACTACGCAAGAAATTACCGTAACGTTCTGGTGTTAAATCAGGAATATCCTTTTTAGCTTCTTCGTACGCAAGCGGTTTACCTGTGCGTCCCAAGAAAAAGCGTTCAAATGCTTCTTGTACTGGTTGTTCAGTTTCACGGCGATCTTCTGATCCCTCTGCTGCATATGTTTGAGCAAATCCCTTAGACCTGCCAACTTCTCCAATATTTAATAAGTCATATGCACCAGAGACTGCAGCAGCAGGCGCCAAAGCTGCTGTCATGACTAAACCAGTTTTTAAAGGTCCCAATTTTGCTGCTGTTTCTCTACCTAATGCTGCACTTGCCGCGATATCAGCAATAGCATTTGGATGGTTAGCACGCCACCAAAGCGTACGAGTTCCATCATTTGTTAAATCAGTTAGAACACGTGCAGAATATGCTCCAAGAAACTGGACAGGCGTTTCACGCATCGTGATGCCTTCTTGGGCAATACCCTTTTTAAAACCTGGATCTCCAACAGAAAGAGTTTTAGTGTCGTACTTCTTCTGTCGTTGTTCTGTAGTTTTAAAACCTTTAACAAAATCCTGGAGAAAAGCCATTACATCAACCTCATGCCTGTTTGATCTAATGCCTGTTGAACCCTGGCAGGAATAGGTAATGAGTATTGAGTTTGAGCTGATGGATTGATATATTGATTTAAAAACTCAATACCAGCCATCTGGAATTGAGTCCCAGGAGCAACTGCTTGTGGTACTTGTAGGTTATTAATTTGTTGACGTTGCAACATCTCGTGATACAACGTTTGATCTTGAGAGGCGACTGTTGACTCAATCGGCATTCCCGGCATTAAACCTGCCGATAAACCGGCGGACAAAACAGAACCACCTAAGTTTGCTACTGCCTCAGCCTTAGAGTATTCAGGAGCTGGTTCATACGTTCCAGCTGGTGTACGAATAAAGTTAGTAGTGGATGGTTTGGGCGGTCGAATTTTTCGAGCCAATGCAGTTAATGGATATGTAACACCAAAATCGATCAATGCAGAGCCAAGTCCGACGCCAGGTCCACCAGCAAGCGCACCAAAAGCACCAGCTAGTACGCTACCGGTGCCCACATTAGTAGCAATATCTTTATTTGCAGAGAAAAACTTGCCTAACCCAGCTAATTTCACTGTATTGATTTCAACTTAACTCAATTGTACAAGAGGTTATTATGCCTCATCTTCTTCTTGACGTTTCGCGATAGAAGAACCAGCTGGTGCGCCAAGACTGCCTGTTTTTTTAGATAGTAATTCAGACACCGAAGTTTTGCCCTCAACTTCGGAATCTGCCTGCCGTGTTGCGGCAGCCATAAGAAAACCACGAGGATCTGGATCCGTCATCCGTGGCATAGGATTTTTAATTTTTTTATCGGCTGGAATTGTTGGGCTAAGTCGATATGTTTCTGGCCATAGTTCATTAAATCCTGGTTGAATTTCTGGACGTTGCGAAGTCAACGCTCGGCCATTTTTAAAGTCATAATCAGCAGTACGATCAAAATTTGGCATACCAGCAAATACTTGATATTGCTCTGCTGTTTCGCCAATAAAATTAAGTCCTGGGTTCAAAGACAATTTGCGCGTCATCATTTTACGCAATAAATCTGATTGCGTAAAACGTGAAGGATTCCAGGGATATTGACCTGCTGACGCTTTAGATTGAAACAACTCGTCAAAATTGAGTTGTTTCTTTTTTACAAAGGGCTCTTTAGTGTAATCAATGTAACGGCCTAGATCCAGGCGTGCATCTTTAGCCATTAATCTTTAGACTTTTTCTTCTTATGCAATCCTACCAAGGTTTGACGAAGCCGTGCTTGTTTAACGGTTTTTTCGTCATACTTATCAGGATTAGATAAGACGTTTTCCTGCAATTGAGCAGAAGTAATTCCTTTACGTTTGGCTTTGGCGGTGAAGGCACCTTCCTTCATCTCCATACCTTGAATCCATTTCTTGTCTTTCTTTTTCTTTTCAGCCATGATTAACCGTTTTGGAAGAATACGTTACGTTGAACTGGTTTCGTAACCTGACTCAGTGGAACCATTCTACCTTGCCTACGAACAAGGCGTTCTTGTGGTTGTGCAGCTGTAAGTTTCGCTGCTTCATTTTCTAAAGAACGTGTATAAAAATCTAAGGCAGGGTTGGAAACGTAACCACGTTCAACCATGGGTGCACCTTCTAAGATACCCGGAATTACTGGCTGCCTAGACCCACCGGTAGAAGGAGTCTGAGGCGCAGCAGAAACACTGGTTGGTCCAGAGGGAAGATTACGGCGCTGTGCTGCTTGGTCCATTAGTTGTCTTCCAAATTGCTGTAATTGTCCGCCGGTTAAGCCATAACGTTGTACTGTTTGTGATTCAGTTAAAGCACCAATACCGGCATTGATGATACCAAGATTACCACTGAGATTTAAAGCACCTGTTTTAACGCGTCCACCAGGAGTAAGATTTGCCGCTAAAGCAAATTGATTGCGTTCTTGTTGTTGACGCGTTGAAGTTGGTTCAAGATTTACAGCCAGTTGTTGCGGTGTGTACTGATAATTGCCAGAGAGGACTCGGGATGCAGGACCCATTACTGGTGCTGCAGGACCAGTGTATGGATTTTGCGTGCGTGCAAAAGAACCGATGTTCATTGTGGAGACACGCTCAGTACCAATGCGTTGCCCCGTCAGTGGATTGATTACTGGCACATTACGCATACCAACACCTGTTTGTGGTGTTGACATCTGTTCTCGTAACGACGACAGCTGTGCTCCAGTAGGTGTACTGCTGATACCAAGCATCTCTTCTGCTGGAACGCTCAGGCGTTGACCCTGTTGCATTACCTTGCGTTGAGCTGCAGTATCAATACGTGGGGTATAGTACGCAACATTACCTTCGTCATAATCATCAGAGATGGTCATTGGATCAATGCCACCACCACCAGTAATATCGTATTTACCAGGAACTGGCACTTTTTTACCTGTGGTTTGATAAATGACATAACCACCTCTATTGGTCATGATCTTGCCTTGCTCATTCCGCATTGGAACTCGCTGACCAGTATTCGGATCGATTAAGAATGCTTCACCAAAAACAGGAGTGCTCTTCTCTGTTTTGAGAAGATTCATAGCAAAAGTACTACCTTCTTTGTTCAGTCTTTGCTCACCAGTCACCTCATCGATATCAGGTTTTAAAACAGGAAGATCAATTCCCTCATTTTCCATCAAGTATTTATCAATTTGTTGTGTAATAAAACCTTGATAGTCGTAAGGCTCACCAATCTCAGAAAGTGTTTTACCTTGTGCTCTTCCAAGTTCTAAAGCCTTTGGATTACGCTCTTGTAAATAACGTAGTTTTGCAGAGGGATTATTAAAGTAAGCATTCTTTGCGTCCTCTGCAACTTGCTGTAAAGTTTGCCGAGAAAGTACTACAGGGGAAAGAGGTGCATTCTCTGGTGTCGTAAAGCCAACACGACGTTCTTGTCCCGTAACTGGATCGACTTGCACTACAGGAGAACGTTTAAATCCAACTAAGGGTTGTTCACCAACAACTTCTAAACCGACAGCAGAATACAGTTTGCCATCGTCACCCCTAATAACACCACCACTTTGACGCCATTCAGTTAAAGGAAGCGTTTCAATCAAATCAGAAACATTTGCTTGTGCTGTTTCAAAGCCACCAGGGAGTCTTGTACCTTGTGCACTAAGATCTTCTGAGGTAACGCGACCACCTTGACGGTAGCCTGCATCTTGAGTACGTAATTGACGCCCAAAAGGTAGATCTGGGTTTGCAACAACTTGAAGACCAGTAATTTGTTGTCCTTCTGCAGTACGTCGCAAAGGAATAACTACGTCAGCAGAACGCTCCTGACGCTCAGATCCACCGCGTAAACCTGACATTTCCTGAGTAAAACCAGGAATTTGTGTGGTGCCCTGATTGGTACGCTCTCTAAAAGATTCGGTTTCAATCAGTAAATTGCCAACACCTTCCGTATCTCCGTAATCAGTCCCCATCTGGGGACCTCTAGTCATATATTCTGTTGGATCAACTTCGGGAACATCGACTTCCTGATAGTAATTACCAGTGTTGGGATCGTATGTAACACCTGCCTGCTCAAGTTTTTCTTTTTGTTGTAATTGTTTTAGGTTTGTTGTATCTGCATAAGTTAAACCTCTACCACCAACGCCTGCGGTTTCAATCTCTTCCATTGGAGCGCCAGGCATTGAGGCACGTGCGCCACCAGCAATTTCCATGGACGGATTCATGCTGACAGCTCCGCCACGAACTTTAGATGTCCCACCGAGAAAATCAATAATCTCTTCTCTTGGTACATTGGGATTTAATACTTGTTCGCGAATTTCACGTGGATAAGATGCGGCTGCCATTGCACGCTCAAGCAGCTCGTTAGGAGTAAAACGATTAACGCCAATTCCTTCACGGGCAGGTGTGTCGGAAAATTGACTTAACTGGACACCACGCCCGCCACGTACGTTAATACCTGATTTACGTAATTGTTTACCAAGAGCAGGAGATACCTCTAACTCACCGGTTAAATCGGCGATAGTACGTCCACCCCGTTCATAACGTGCACCATAAAACTCTTGTGCTTGACGGCCACCTTCTTCAAGAAGTTCTTCAAGCTCCCATGGATTACCAGAAACAGCTTGTTGGCGAACACGCGCAACATTTGCAACTTCCGTAGGAAATTTATTAGTTATCTCTTGTAATTGTGCTTCACGAATGATGCGATCAACATCTTGGCTGAAAGCTTTGAAACCATTGACTTGTCTTTGTTCAGGAACAACAGACAGATTAGTAATTGCTTGATCAAGACCACCATCTAATGCCTCGGTTGCTTGAACGGTAATCGCAGGTTTTTGTGTTTGTTGGATTGTTGTTAAATCAACGGTTGCTTGAGGAATTGCCGCAACCTTTGATGCTGCAACAATATTTGGAACACCTGTTTTACGAATTGTTTCCACCGCATCAGTTGGAATATCGTCTAGACGTATCCCAGGGGCAGCCGAAACCGGTTTTGTACCTCCGCCACGCAACATACGGCGTCCAGCAAGGCCGGCACCTACCAAACCACCCAGTCCCAGGGCTGCAATACCCAGTGTTTCTAGTAAATTGGAGCTTTCCTGCGGTTGACGAAGCTGATTACGCCTAAATTCAGCTACTTCAGGGACAAGTTCAGCTCTTTCCTCTGGATCTTCTGGATATGGAGTCCCAGTAGCACGACTGTATGCAGCAAAATCAGCAGGAGAAAGGGCCATGGGTAACAAAATATGTTTAATATGCTTGTTGTTTTTATTTTACTGGGAAGAATTTAAAAAAATAAGTGTTATAGACTTAAAGCACGACCAAGTTTTACCCCTGGTTGGGGTAAGAATAAAATTTAAGCCATGGACGTAAAAGATAGGATGCAACGGGTCATTGGCCTGGAGGCAATTAAAGCTAAAGCAGAAGAATTAGTTACTGAGGGGAAAGATCCTTTTGAGGTAAAAGCTTTTATTAAAGGTGCTCGAGGAGAATTAGCCCGACAAAAACCTGATTGGCAAAAATATGCAACCGCTGTCCAGGCATCAAAAGCAGCGCAAAACACATTTTAATTAAATTACGCAAAATTTTAAAACCACCGGGGATAAAACCCCGGTTTTTTGTTGCAATTTTTGGGGCAATTGGGGAAAATACATACAAAAATGTAATGTAAATTACCAAAATAGGTATTTATTACTACAAGAAAACGCTTTTATATAAGGCAAATAGGGTACAAAATTACCTGACTCTTCTCCAACACCCCAACCGAATGTAATACCGTATAGAAAAAAAGAAAGGTGGGGTGGGTTAAGTATTTAACGGGGGCTGCGCATCCGTACAAACGCAGAGTTCCATTGCATTCAGTACCATGACAACCGTTATTGCTACAATCAGCGCTTACGAAGTTGACTACCGTTGCGAGTGTGCAGTCGCTGCACTTGCTAACGGTAAGAAGGTGACATTAGCACCAGGATTCTTCAGGGCTGCGGGCATTAGTCCGAAGCGACTGATGGATAAGTTGCTTAGCTATCTGTACATTTACGAGCTTGAGCTAGCTCAGGCCGAGATGTTTATGGAAGCTTACGATCGCGGTGATTGCGTCGAGATCCGTCAATGGCGAGTGTTTATCACACGTAAGCCTGAGGATCTTAGCTTCGTTGTAGAAGCGAAGTGCATTGATTGACGTTTGTACTTCCCCCTGGTGAGAGCCAGGGGTTACTACAGCCCTCAATCCCTACCTAGCTACCGTACAATCCCTGTCAATTACCTAGGTATTTACACCTATTGATACGTTCGCGTATCGCACATGAGGTTGGGTAATCTCCCCGCCGCGGCTCGTTTCATGTAGGACAGTAATACATCTTGCACTTCGTCAAGCTGGACGTTAAACGTAGCAGACAACTCAGGTGGTAGGTCACCAGGTGTCCTTGGCATCCACACTTCAGTGGTGTAAGTCCAAGCTACCGGAGAACACCGTGACCATCAACCCCACCAAGCTGCTCTCTCGTGAAGAGGTTGGCGACAAGATCATGCTTGAGATCCTTGATCTCCTTGAGCATGGTCATAGCCAGACTCTCGGAGTGCAGCACCTCCAGGTCATTAAGTCCTACGTGGACGAGATGCTGGAGAACAACTGATCCGTTAAAGCGGGTTGGGAGG